ATTCGTGGGTTAGTGATTGACCCATACAACTACATTGAAAACAAGGGCGGTCAAGCGGAGCATGAATTCATCTCAGGTATGTTGACACGCATACAGGCATTCGCTAAGGCTTATGGGGTGCATATTTGGTTTGTTGCCCATCCAAGCAAGATCACTCGATCAGGCATGGATCTACCAAGACCTGATGGTATGGCGATTAGCGGATCGATGGCATGGTGGGCTAAGGCTGACTGCGGTATCACAATCCATCGTACAAAGGATCATGGGGTTGAGTTAGCCGTTTGGAAGTGTCGCTATCGTTGGATAGGAACTCAAGGGGAAACTACTTTGGGATACAACAAGGTCACAGGCACATACTTTGAGCAAGATGCATTTTAAGTACCTGCGGTATCAGCACGTTTAAACGGCTTGTTAATTTATCGTTACGGGTGACACGAGTGACACGTCACACTGGGCACGAGTAAACAGATTGTTTAAACGACCTCAACATCCTGAAGCCAAAAAAAATCCCCCCGATGACCGAAACCAAAGGGGGGAGGATCTATCATCATTTCATGGTCAATCTTTCGATATGACCCCACGCTCTTGCAACGTAGCTCTCAACGTCTTCATCGGGGCAATCGTATCGAATGTCAATCAAAGCATCAAACGCATGATTAAGGTTACGCAAAGCATCTCGCTCATTGATCTTGTTTATAGCTAACAAGTGTTCAATTGTTTGTATATCTAATGCAACTCTGTTAAGTCTGAATCTAGATTGAATGTCCAAAATTATTCTCCTAAGTTTCGTTTAGCCATAGCATTTACTTCTCTTATGTAGACTTCTTTGACCAAAGCTAAGGTCAAAGCATCATCACCCTTTGCAATGGATTGCATGACCCGACTTGCGTACTCACACATGGTGTCACCAAAATCATGCTCGGAATTATCAACACCATCCTTGGCAATACTCTTTTCAATGTCGCAATACTCTTCATACAGACGTTCCTCGAAGTCTTCATCATCCATTGAATCCTCTGCACAACTCTGTAACCAACGATCAGGATTGACCATCTTTTCTCTCCTTAATTTCACGTTTAATGATGTCTTGAAATAACTTCCAACGTGTTGACTTTTTATAGACCACACGTTGAGCCTCACGATCTCCAACTTTTACTACTGGTGTAGCGGGGATTGTACGCATCGTTTAAACCGCACCACGAATCAGGTTGGCAACGAATACAACCAAAACAAAATACAACGAAACATCCCAAAGGCGATTGATAAAGTTTTTCATTCTTTCTCCCAGTAAGCGATTGGCACACACCTTGCAATCTTGATTGCAGTCATCGGGCATGGCGCATTAAATTGAATTTTGTATTTGACCCCATCGATGTCACCACGAATGAGGTGCAACACTTTTTCTTTAGCATCGTTTTGCTCGATGCATTCTGCAATTAGATTATTCATCGTCATCCTCTTCATCGTTGTGTTTGTCTTCCCAGTAATCGATAAACTCTTCTACTGCTTTACTGGTATAAACGGGCACGTAGTTACTTACGTCATTGACTGTGCCATCGTCCCAAGTTAACTCTAACTTCCATGATTTAATTTTTGACATGATTACCTTTCGTTTTTAAATACTGGATCAAAAGAGGGATGAACTTCATCCTCTTCATCCAACTCGGCTTGCAGATCTGCCAAGTACTCAGGTCTCGCCTCTTTAAAAAATGTGACGATGAAATTACCATCGGCATCCCAATCCATTTTCCAATCGGCATGACCAAATTCAAGATCGGAAAAATCGTCCAACAAATCTGTATTACAAAACATATAAGCCCCCTTAGTGAATGGTTTCATCTGTTGGATCGTTATCGTCATACACCTGATAGACGATCCTGTTTACGTACTGCAATACTGACTGCGGTGAAAGCCCGCCCATGCAACCCGCATTGGCAAGCAACAAGGCGAGGACAGACACAACCACGTCAACGTCTTTGCCGTTGATTTGATTGCCCATCAAAGCCATCAGGTTTTCGAACTGAGAACTGTCATCTTCCATACTCCCCCCCTCGGGGGGTACACCCCCCCGCATTAGCGTAACTCCTTAAGTAGTTTGCCGAATGATGCATCTGCTAGATCGCTGACATTCTCTACATTCTGAGCGATCTTGAAACATTGCTCAACATCGGTGTTGCCGATACCGATTGCTATTATTTTAATACCTAGCTTGTCGGCAATATTTTGGACGTGAATCATATGCGACTGCTGATATGAGTCAGCATCGGTCAGAAAGAACAGGATCTTGCGTTGCTCATCCCGCTTGCTCAGGTCTTCCAAGGTCATAGTCAAGGCAGAGTAATCGGGTGTTGAGTTATTGGCGCAGTAGCGAATAGCACCAAGCTTGGCAGATGCCTTGGTCAACGACTCAGCCCATCCCTTGAAAGGGATAAACTCGGTGTACTCGATGAGTGAGTCGATAGTCTTATTACTAGCACCAGTAGGATTCTGACGTAAGCCACCCTGACCGCCTTGAAATCCAACCACATTGAATGATGCATTAGCCTTGTCAAGCATCTTGCTCAACTGGATTGCAACTGACTGAGCGGTTTGAATTCTGCGCCCATTGCTCATCGATCCTGAGCAGTCAATCAATACTGTGACCGCAGAGGCTTGCGCCTCAACGTGATGACGTTTAGAGAAGATCGCAGTACCGCCTGTTGCGTAGCGTGTAAACGCTTTGCGATCTAACCGCCCTGTCTCCTCATGCGTATTCCAACCGACAAGATCAAGACTACGCAAGATGCGTTGGATCGTAGCCTTGGTTGCGCCTAAGCCACTAGGCTCAGAGTTAAATTCGACAGAGTAATTCATCTGTGCGTTAACTTTATTGATTTGCATATATCTCCTTAGATCCACTCGAAAGTGGCATATGTTGGTTTAGCTGAACTAGGACGATGATCTAAACGCTTGCTGAGGTTAGTCTTCTGATCGTTTAATTCACCCTCGATAAACTCACTAGGCTCGACATTACGTCCACCCGCAAAGTCTTTACCGCCACCGTTTTTCTTGCCCTCATCAGCGGGTTTATCACCATCGGTAGGCTGACCCTCATCGGATGGCTGATCGCCTCCCTGAGAGCCTTTCTCGCCCTCCTGACCGCCCTTATCACCGTCACCATCAGTAGGCTTATCGGTAGGGTTACCGTCACCCTTACCACCCTTTTCACCGTCCTGATTGTCACCGTCACCGTCTTGATCGTTGCCGTCACCGTCCTGATCGTCACCTTGTTTATCGGTAGGCTTGTTACCCTGACCGTCACCGTCTTGGTCACCGTCTTGATCATCGCCCTCTTCACCCTCGCCCTCATCCCCGCCATCGGTAGGCTCAGGCTCGAAGTCATTGAGACGTTTGAACAATTCGATTGCGATCTCTGCAATGCGATGAGTGTTTGGTGCTAACTGCGCCTCAGCTAAAGCCCAACGTAAATCAGCAGACCAAGGGGCATCATCAACAATGCTTGGCACGTCAACCTGATAGCCGTTTAAACGTCTGCCCTCCACAGCGAGGAGGAATGGGACATTCTTAAGATCGTCAGCATCAACGTAACCATTCTTTTTGAGGACAGAGTTAAGCAACTCCTCAAACAATGCCTTTGAATTCGGGGCATAGCCTGATTCGATTACCTTGCGCTCGATGCGGGGATCTTCAAGACCATTGATCAAGTTACCTACGAATTGACCATGCTCATTACGGGCTTTATCCCAAGGCTCATTGGCGGTAAACCATGCATGACCGAGTTCGTGGATTGCATACCCGATCAGGTTATTAAAGGTGGATCGTTTCATCTCCGCACCCTCATCGATGGCGGGGAAAACGATCTTGGCATCTACGCCATAGCTATTGCGTTTAAACATGATGCCCGCAGTAGATCCAGTCCACAAGACTTGTAGCTTGGAGAATGCATTGCCTGTCGAGTTGAAGACTCGCTCGACAGTTGATTCGACACCACGTTTAGCGTTGATTGCTAACATAAGACTCCTTATTTGGTTAAGTAGGACTTCAAGTTATTGACATCGATGGTGGCAGAGAAAACACCACGCAACTCAGCCTCGCAGTCAGAGGGGAACTTGTTGATGATTGCATTCTCGAATGCGATACCAACAGGCACACCCTTGGTGATTGCTCTAGCCCAAGCGAATAACTGACGTAGGCTTGGTGGCTGAGTCAGCACACCCGCCTTAGCCTTTTCACGTGCGACTGTGGCGAACTTGATCAACACCTCGGAGGCATCTACTGGCAAGCCAGTACGCTTAGACACAAGCGAGACCTCATCGGCAAAGGGCAAGTACTCAAAGCGCAATGTATAACCAAAGCGGTCAATGAATGCCGTATTCTGATCACGCACACCCGCAAAGTTACCTGACTGATCACCGAAACCGTTTGAGTTATCAGCACAGAAAAACGCAACGTGCGATGCGACTGCGATGCGCTCGCCTGTCTCAGCGATAACGATAGAGCGGTGTGGACTACGCTCACAGAGTGAGTGCAGTACTGCGATTGACTGCGCTCTTGCAAAGCCAACCTCATCGAGGATGATCAACGCACCAGTATGTTGGATCGCTTGGGTAATGACACCCGCTTTCCACACCACGTTGCCGTCCTTGATGGTGTTGCCACCGATGAACTCTGCCCGCTCCATTGCCTCATCGAAGTTGACACGAAACAACCTACGTCCGAGGCGGGAGGCAACCTGAGTCACGAACTCAGTCTTACCAGTACCACGCTCACCCGCAAGCCACACGTTGTCAGGGAGTGGATCGTCCAAGGCAACCAAGGCTTGATGCAAATGCTTAGGATCGAACACGTAGTCATCAACACGTGCGGGAGCGGATGGGTCACCCCATAACTCAACGTCCATGTTGCTGAAGTCGATGGTCTCGCCACCATATTCGTAGCTAAGTGCGCCATCGAACACGTCCTTGACCTTGGCACGTTTAACCTTGGGCACAGACTGTGCGACCTGAGCGATCACCTCTTTCGGGGTGGTCTTGCGGAATGAATCGAATAGCTTGGACACCTCGGTGCGAATGGTGTCTTCAATCACCTTGGCATCAGGCTTTTCTACCGCATCGATCTTGATGTTTAAACGCTCTGTCAAGGTCTTGAAGTCCTTGGCGATCTGTGTTGATTGTTGCAACGCAGAGTCAAGGGATTTGTCAGCAGTCGAGCGGAGGATATCAACCTGAGCCAAGGCTTGATCCACCTTGGCTTGGGCATCGTAGACCGCCTTGCGAATGTCATCGGGCACACCCGCTTGGGATATAGCCGATGGCTTGGTGGCACGCACCTGATCGATGGTGACGTAGCCCTGTTCGATCAAGGAGATAACCCCTCTATCGTCTTGCACAGGATCGGCACTAAATACTGCGGGCGGGGAAAGCTTTGCGCCATGTTGATCAAGTACTGCCTGTACCACAGTACGTGGGAGCAGAGAGATTGTTTTTGGAATGTTCAAGGTAAGCCTCCTAGAAAAAGTTATTGAGCTAAAGCGAATTTCGTACCGCATTGGCACGTAGGTAAACCCTTTTTGATCCAAGCATTACTGACTCGGATCGTGTACTGAGACTTGAATGTGCCATCAGGCTTGGTCTCAACGCACGTATTGCATACCGCCTTGATCATGCGTGTGCCTTGCACCTTATAGCTACTAGCCACATTTAGCTTGGCATGAGGGTAGATCCCAAGCGACTCAAGGATCGGAGCAAAGTTACTGCGGAACTGAGCGCCTACTTTGGTTTGAGTCAGACTGCCCTCTAGCCACACCTTGCGGGCGCAATGTTTAAACTCTGTGCCATGCGAAGAACCTGTGACTGCGTGGCTTAGTTCGTGAACCAGTACACCGAGAACCTCGACAGAATCATCGAGGACAGGGGAGATGAAGATCTGATGCGTTGCATCTTCCGAGGCATCAGGTGAGAAATGCTCACCGACATTGCGGTACAGACTGCGTGCCCGCTTGGATGGGAAACCACAGGAAACCCTGACGTGATCAGGGATAGGGAAACCATTAGCGTGGAAAATGCCACGCACCGAAGTTACTGCATTGTTGAGCCATTGCTCACGTAAAGCTTGGGTCATAGAACCTCCTTGTGTTTTTGTTTGCGGGAATACTTGCGGGCGGTATGACTACCCGCACCACAACGTTTTGCGTGTTTAGCTACGAAATTGCGAGGCATATGCCCTCCTAGAAAATTAGATGCAAGGCGCATCCTCATGCCCCCAAGGGGAGGCATTGAGATGGGTCTTAAAGTCTTACGTATTTAATGATGGTGATGCCCACACAGTACTGAGCGAATTCCTTGGCATCCTTGAGGCGCTTGAATTCGTAGGTCTTGTGTGGGGTATTGATGGTGTACTTGTAACGCACTTGCTTGCGTGGTTTGCTTGGCATTAGCCCTCCTAATTAGAGTGAGAAAAAGAAGTTAGCGGGAATAGCACCAACCTTGGTTTCAAGGGGTGTGAATGCAACATTGTGTCGAGCGGGAACAGTCAACCACTCGATTGGATTGTTTAAGTAGATGTTATGTACTGGCACTTGAATAACTACTGGTAATTGATTTTGCATAAAGCCTCCTAAGTAGATGCGAGATTGCATCCTCTTAGACTCAGGTCAAGCCCCTGTAGGTAGGTGGGTGCTTAGTGTGAGTCCAATGAGATTAAATCTCGAAAGAACAACCGATCGCTCGGTAACCTCGCACTCGCTCAGGATGTCACCCCCAAGGTCAAAGCGGTCTGAGTCATTGCGAGTTCGGATGCATGATCCCATCAGGGTGCAGAGCCTACTGTCCTTTGCTCACTCAGTTATAGACTTGATACGTCTCGCCCATTTTTTTAGATCGATAGGCAATTAAGCAATTTGAATCGATCACCGCACTTATTTAGACACGCTCTCGGCTCGCACGTGGCGGGTGGTTTCTCACCCAAAACTAAACAACCCTTGAAGTATACACACAATCAATTGCAACGTGTAAACACTTTAATTAAATTACTTGAGTAATTCGTTGGGTTATTGCCACAAATCAACGCTATATATAGGGGAGAATTCAGCCTGTTTTTAGGTCTTATAGATGACCGACACGCAAGCCTTATAGAATAAGGGTGAGGCTCACCATGCCATTTTCACGTGTGTACTAATGCACTTGCCTCATGTAGACACAAAACGTCTCTACGGGCTTGTAATGCGGTTTAAACGGCAACTGTATGGATGTACAGTCTTGCCTATTTTTTAAGCAACCGAGGGAAAAAAGTCGAAGACGATCAGGCAAATCTATGGTAGGAAGTAGAGGCTCATGCGGTGAGCTAGTTAACTTGCATAGGTGACATAGGAAAGAACAAATCAGAAACAGGATTGACAACGTGGAGCGACAGGCTCATGATGTGAGCTAGTGAAGTACTTGTTTAAACGTATAGGGGAATGCAATGGGCAAAGCAGAATTGTTGGTGGAAGTGATTAAAGAGAATGTGAACACGCAACCTGAGAATGGTGTAGACATTCCAAAGCGGGGGATTGATCCCGAAGGGAGGCGGTCATATATAGAGTCAGTAGAGGTAAAGACTAAGAATAATGGACTGCCATATGGATTACATACCGAAGAGACTGATGAGCCAAGCGGTAGGGATAAGCGATTAACTAAACGACAGTTGAACTTTGCAAGCAATGTCATAGATGGCATGACACCGATAACGGCTTACATGAGTGCATTCAAGTGTGACCATCTTACAAGTGCAACGATTCAGCAGAGAGTGAACGACTTACTCGCAGATGCGAATATCACTTTACTACTACAACCTCTCACTCAAGCCAAGAAAGAGATGATCATTAACGATGATCGCATGGCACGCAGATACGTAATGAACGAATGGTTCAAGCATAGCGAAGACATCGCAGTCCCAATCAACGTGCGCTTACGTGCCCTTGAGTTGATGGCTAAGGCATCAGGTGTGTTCGAGACTAGAGCAGAGCAAGTCACCGAGGCTATCGACATCGACACGCTCAAGCAAGAATTAGATAAGTCTATTGCGCTAATCGGAAAGTGAGAAACCCTGCGGATCTGTCATATAAGGCTCTGCGGGCGACCCCACCCACTCCCACCCCCGTCAATTTGACACGTCTTGCGTGCCTTACCTTACACT